CTCCGGTTCCCAGTATTTGTACTGTTCTACCGCTACTCTTTTCAGTTCAGGAAACTCAAAACGATCTTTGACAACATCTAACAAAATTATATTCGGTGTTATTTCATCAGGATAGAACACACCCCACGTCGAGATTGCACTGTAGTCACCCGTTTCTTTTTTGGTAAATGCTGTATCGTAACTTTGAATGACGTGGGATAATCTTGGTATCTCTTTACGCTCCCACAGGTTCCACCACTCTCGTTTAATAATGGCACCTTCTTCACCTGTTGGATTCTGTTGCCACTGCGCTTGCCATTTACGCTCACTTAAAGATGCCTTAACAGCTTCTAATTCTTCTAGCTTCCAGTAGTTAGGCCAGACAGGTTTATTGCTGGGCATGATTGCAGGGAACTCAATAATATCCCATTGGTCCGCTTTCACTTCAGCCATGGCTCTGATGAGATTTCCCGTTAAGTCTTTTTCCGACCAACGGGTCATGACGCAAACTATCGAACCACCAGGTTGTAAACGCTGACGAGGTCCTGAGGTGTACCACTCCCATGCATTGTCCATGGCTGTTGTGGAGAGAGCATCTTGTTCGGAATGAGGATCATCGATGATGAGAAGATCAGCGCCACGACCAGTAATAGCACCGCCCACACCTGCACCGAAATATTCCCCACCATAATTTGTTTCCCATCGACCCGCAGCTTTGGAATCTTGACTAAGTTTAACATCTGTAAATACCGCCTTATACTCCTCACTATCCATGAGGTTTCTCACTTTACGACCGAAACGATAAGACAGTTCAGCCGTGTGTGTTGTTTGAATGATCTTGGTCTGTGGTTTGTGGCCCATGAGCCAAGCAGGAAAGAGATAGGACGCAAATTCTGATTTTGTATGTCGGGGTGGCATGTTCACAATTAATCTTTTAATCTCACCCGATAGTACCTTTTCGAACTTCTCACCGATCCTGATGTGGTGTTCACCTTCCACGAACCCTGGCCACACAGTTTTAACGAACGTTATAAAGGAGTCTCTTGCCTTACTTGCTAGTTCTAGTTGTGTCTTTCGGAGTTCAAGTTTTAAGAGGGCTTCTTTCGCCTCTTGTTGATCCATAGAGGATACGTCAAAATCTACTTTCATCTCAGAATTATTATCATACAGATTATTTGTGTAAATCTCAACTTAGGTCTCGCCTGCGTTGTCTTAGGGGGGCGGTTTAACCCCCTCCCCCCACGGGCACGGGCACAAGATCTTGTGGTCTAACCTTAAGGGACTCCCAAGATGTAGTATGTCTAGTAAGTTTGATGGTAATTCAGGATCGGAACAGGTGGAGATGCCTGGCGGAGAAACCGCCAGGCGAGAGTTATCTTATAAGATATCCTTGTGCATTTCTGCAACCTTGTTGAGAATACGACGACCCCACTGCTTTATCTCAGCGTTATCAGTATTAACAATAAGATGATAAATTTCAGAATCAAGATAAGTAGCAATAGCACGATACATATCCCTTCTGTCTATTGTATTCACGTCAGAGCGTTCCTGCCTTTGAACGCTATCAAGACGCTCCTGCAAATCTGCAAAAGGTCTATTGACGAGATTGTTGTTGTTAGGCATGAGTATAAAATACTCTTATCCTAACTAATTGCAAGTATATAAGATCTTTTCTGTGGATAACTTTTGTACACATTAGTCGCACCCATAAACTAGCTTGACAGACCTCACAACTTTCCGCCCAGCGGATAACCCGCTTTTTTTTCTCTTACGCCTATGCCTAGATACGTTATGTGAAATGGAGAATGGAACTTGGAACGAGGGCAAACGCCCTCGCACCGAAATGATCCTTACTGTGTTTGCATTTGAAGAAGTGGGAAGTTCTCTGTGAGAATCTCTGACTCTTCTTCTTGGTCAATGATTGGTTTGAGTTCAACCGACCTAACAAGTTTGGTCTTGTAAGATTTATAGACCTCTGGTTGTTCTTTACGAAAAGACTCGCTATCAAATCTCTCGTACTCTCTGATGATCACGTTTAGCTTGTGATCAATACCTTTGAGGACTTTGTCCTCTTCATTGATGAAAGACTTAACCAAATCTTTCTGCTCTTTCAACTTCGAACTGACGAAGTTGCTTAGAATTGTTAGCCTTGCTAACTTGTCTATTTCCTTCTTTTTGTTCATGTTGCCTCCTTTGGCTTATTATATATATAGTGATATCCTAACTAATTACAAGTATTTATTAAACAAAGTTGTGGATAACTTTTGCACACCAATCCCTACACTCACGTGTGTCCAGCAGACTCCGGGACAGCTCAGGGCCACCTGTACCCTAGTACCGTTATCCGTTTGCGGTGATGGAGAATGGAAAATGGAGAACGACCCACAAACCTCGAGCCAAGAAATACCAGAACGCAACGACCAGCACAACGCTGCAGGCTTTGCCGATGCCAAGGGGCAGCCTCGTGATGGTAAATGTGACCAGCACAATGGACATCGCCCCAATGGCAAAAACTGCAAGAAAGGAAGGCAACTAAGTGCTTACTAAGGAATCAGCTTGCGCTTCTTCATCTGCCTCTTTATCTGCAATAATCTCACGACACACATCTTCACATGCCCACCACGCCAGCAGGTTCCTGAACTGGTCATGAGACCCAACGGACTTTGCTCCGTTGAATGTTGCGATCAAATGGAGAATAGATGCTTCGCCCATGTCACACGACATTTGATCAAGACGATCCCAAATCTCTCCTTCGAACTTCTCATAGAATGCGCAACTGTCTGCGTAGTATATCAACTCTGACACAATCCCTGACTGGCATCCTTCCAGCACTACATCTGCAATCTGTCCCTCTTCCAGGTTGTTGATGACCCACTCCTTAATGGAATCTTCTTTGAACTCAACTGGCATCGGGCTTCTCCTGCCAGCTCACGAACCAGGGACAACGGATCCAGCCATATTTGCTTAACAGCAAATGGACAATGTGATCATAATTATAATTATTCATCTTTGACCTCCTCGATGGTGACATTGTTATCGTCTAGCTTGGAACGAGTTTCGTTCCAAGTGACTTCGCCATTGGCGATCATGCGCTCGGCATCATCTTCGTCCTTTGCTTCAAATAATGCTTCGTAGTACACACGCTGGTGTGATTCGTCTATTGCTCTAAACTTTTTCATTTAGCCTCCTTTGCATATGCGATTCAGGATCTCGAGTCATTACGGCAACTACCTGAACCTTTTATATATATAGTCCTAATATGTTGGGATGTCAAGAGCTAATGTAATTTTTTTTACTCACTGCTGTCCAGCAGGAGACGCCGGGACTGGACACATACTAGATCTATGTTGATCGTTGATCGGCAATGGACAATGGAAGTTGAGTGGCGACCCGAGGACGTCAGGTCGCCGATTTGTTTTGTGTTTGGCTAACAAAAACAAAGAAGGAATAATTATCTAGTAGCAGAATCCTGCTTCGCTGTCAACTCACCTGAGTCTGCAGACCAGCTCCACCTGCTGCCTGGGATGCGGGTCTGGCCTCGTGTGTAATGGACAATGGAAGAAGGTCGTGAGGTAATGGACTAATGGAGTTTGGTACTTACCCTGCCATCAGGAGTCCAGCTCCCGAGAATGTGCATCAGGAGATCCCAGCCCTGAGCTCTGCATCCGGGCGTAATGGAACATAGGTGAGGTTTATCGGCAATGGATGATGGATCACGGACAATGGAACCTGAGAATAATTTGATGCTCTTCGAAAGAGGGTCCTTGGCAAGTACAAATACAGGGCATCCTTCAGAATAATGCCTATTAATCCACGCAATTTGATGTGCAGAGAACTTAAGTTTGTTATTATTTATTATTTTTAGTTCTAGCCAGAATGGTCGTCGATAGAATCCAAATAAATCTGGTATACCAAGTCCTGATGTAGCTTCAATTCTTGTCCAAATGATTGATTTTGTGTTATTTTTTAATTGTTTCCAGAGATTCTTCTCGTCTGCCATGTTGTATGACCCAGCACCTTTCTTCATCTAAATCAACCATCAATAACTCAACTCTTAATTTCTTCTGTAATGGAGTCAAAACTCGGTTAATTCTTTTGCCTTTTTTCTTTCCTTTTGCATACTTCAAAGACGTTTTTACGTCGTACAAATGGACTTTACCCTTTTTGTCAATGGCAACAAGATCAACACAGCCTGTGTCATGAATCGTCTTGAATACCAGGTTCCCCTTCTTCAGCAAGTAAGTCATCGCTAGACTCTCCGATAAGTGTCCCTTCAGATGCGTCATGGTCAATAACTTCAGGCTCGCCAGGAATGGATAGCTTTTTTCTAAGTTCAATTAACTTCTCCTCAACCTCTCCAACTGACATAGAATCGATCGTGCCGTGCATGACTTCTTTCCTGTCAACATAGAGTCCAGCCGCCATACCTCTATACTTTTCAGCA